CAAGGCTCTGCTTGTTGGTCCAGCAGCGGTCCCGGAAAGTCTGGCCGTCCGTGGTCCATGGCCGGGAGAGGACCTTGGTGATGGTCCCCTCATTGACGGCCTGCATGGTCCAACCCACGCCCAGGCCCTTTTGGACCTCATAGGCCGTGTGGTAAAAGCTCCCGGTGTAGGATTGCCGGGCGGCCCGGTCTATGTAGTCAAGCTGATTGGAATAGAGGAGCTCTGCCTGCTGCTGGAGCTGGATTTTGAGGGCATCCAGCCGGGAGATGTGGACCCTGGCGCTGGCGTTCTCCAGCTCTTTCATCCAGGCCCCGGTGAGGGCGTTTTCCTCACCGTGCTTGATGTAGTCCTCAACCGTCCAGCGAAACTCCGCCAGCTCATCACTGTTGAGTAGCCGCTTGGCATCTGCCAGGGTGATGTCATTGTTGGCAGCAAAGCGCCTGTACCATGCGGACATCTGGCGCTCAATCTCAGCCTGGGCGGCCCGGAATTGGGCGTCCAGGTTTTCCACATAGGAATAAGACTGGTCCAGCAGGGCGTCCTCCATGTTTTTCATGCGCTGGGCCCAATACTCAGCATTGCGCTGGAGGTTATTCCTCGCCATTGCCGTCACCGCCGTCCTCGCCGGTCACGGGATTGCCGCCCCCGTTCTGGCCGTTCTGCCGGTTGGCCATAAAGGCGGCCTGGTAGGGGTCCGCCATGGCCTCCTCCTTTTCGTCCTTGATGCGCTGGAGCTCCTGCTCCGGGTCGGTGACCCAGGGGTGCATCTTGACAATGGTTTCATCGGAGAGGATGCCCACGGAGTTCTTGCAGTTGTTGATGGCCTCCGTTTCATTGATGAGGACATCCCGGTCAAAGATGACCTTGACCTCGGTGCCCTCATAATTCCCCCGGCCCGTGTTGGCCAGGTGTTGGTTGACAAACCAGAGCAGCTCCTCCATGGAGGCTTGAAACTCCATCTCAATGCCATTGGCGTCCAGATCAATGTCAGAGTACATGCTCTGTATATTCATCTGGTTGGGGTTGCCGCTCATGCGGTCATCCTTGGCGTCATAGCCCCTGGCGTTCTCAATGATGGCGTCCTTGAGCAGAGAGAGCAGCGCCTTGTAGTTTTCGGCGTTGACCTCAATCTCCAGGGTGTCCACACCGCCCTCAGAGCCCTCAAAGGAGCGGACCTTGATGATGCCATAGGTGGCCAGGTTGGCCCGCAGCCGCCCCAGGTCCTCCCCGTCATAGTTCTTGATGACCAGGATGGTGGAGTGGATGTCCTCCTCCATCTGGTTGGCAAAGTTGGAGATGATGTTGTTGTAGGCGTCCTGTAAACACTTCACCCTGGACAGCAGAGGGATTTCATGGTGGGAGCTCTTAAAGCACACCAGGGGGATGCGCTCCCAGTTGTAGCCGGTTTCCTCGCCGGTCTGGGGGTCCGTGGTGGTGATGTAGGGCCCGGAGTGGGCAAAGTCATCCGGCACCAGCGTCCCATCATCCCGGCGGACAAAGCAGTCCACCCCGCCGCCGTGCATGACCTCCACCTTGACCACATCCTTGGTCTGTTCGGTTTCATCATACTCCAGCACCACATAGACATGGACAGCGGCGTCCAGGATGGTGTGGTCTGCATCCGCCCAGAACGGCAGGACCTCATCCGCCGGAAAGCGCTGGAAAGCCAGCTCCCCGTTTTGGTCATAGTAGGGGTACACCCAGCTCTTGCCGCCTATCCAGGCCCCCTCACCAATGTTGTGCATGGTCCGGCGGAAACGGGAGCCAAACACAGTAGAGAGGGCCGCCGCATAGGCTTTGTTTTCGGTGTCAAAGGAAAAAGGCCGCCCAAAGGAATAATTGGTTTTCTGGTCCACCATTTTGGAGTAGATGTTGTTGACCAGCCGGTTGTTGGGCAGATGCTCCAGCACAATGGGCTTGCCGTCATCATCCAGCGCCAGGCGCTTGCGGCGGAGCACGGCTTGGTCCCCGTCATAGTAGGCCTCACCCTCAAGTTGCCGCCTCCGCTCTTTGGAGCCCAGCCATGCTGTGATTTCCAGCTCCAAAAAGCGCTTGTCCGTCATACCACGGCGAAAATTGGTGGCCGTTCTGGCCACGCAGTCATCCCGCAAATTAAGCACCACCACCGTGCATCACCTCCTTTTTGGCATTTTCGGGGGGGGGGTATTAAATCCAATGGGCCGGGCCTTGCTCTTTTCCAGCGTGAGGGTCTGGCCGGGGAGCTCCACCTCAATCCGCAAAGTGCGGTATGGCAGGCGCTCCGCCCATTGTTCGATTTTAGATAAAACATACTGCTGCTCAAACATGGCGCACCTCAAAAACTGAAAATCTCCGGGGCAAAAATCTTGTGGACAAAATAGCGCACATCGTCCATGGCGTGGTCATTCTCTTTGATGGGCCGGTCCATGGGGGCCTTTTCGTCCCAGCGATAGAGGCCAAACTCCCGGATGCAGTCCGTGCAGCACTCACAAAAGAAAATGTCCCCGCTCTGGAGCCGGGTGGCCACATCACGGATGCCGTCCAGCACGGAGTTGGAGGCCTTTTCCACATAAAAGCGGCCATGCCGCCGGATGGTTTCAATAAAGCTGGCCGCTGAGGGGTCCACGATGACCGCCCGGATGGACAGGTCCCCGGCCAGCTTTTCCAGGCCGGTGTAGTGCTCCTCATCGGTGAGCTGGCGGCCCACCTTGCGGCTGTCAAAGTAATACTCCCGGATGCGATACCATTTCCCGGCGGCCCGGCCCCAGAGGCCCATGCTGGTGGGGTTGATGGTGCCGTAGTCCACGGAGATGTAGTAGCGGTCATAGGGCCGGGGCACATCCGGCACCACATGGTAGTCCTTGTTGAACATGGTGTAAATCAGCCCCTCCGCCACCACCCAGAGGCCCCGGATAAAGCGGTCATAAAACACGCCGGAGTATAGGCTCTCATACCTGGCCTTGACGGCGGCGGAGAGGCTGAGGTTGTCATCCATGGTGAAATGGAGGTGCAGCATGTTCCGCTTGCGGGCCTCCAATATCCAGGTGAGATAAAACCAATGGCTGGGCCCCTCTGGGTTGCAGTTAAACCAGAGCTTGGAGCCCTCCACGCTGCACCGGGCGCAGGCCTGCTCAACGAAAGAGCGGGGCATGAGGGCCACCTCATCCAGCAGGACGCCCGCCAGGGTGATGCCCTGGATGAGTGAGGCGCTGCTCTCATCCCGCCCGCCGAACAGGTAGAAGTTGTTGGAGCGCCCGGCGGCGCTCACCACAATTTTGTTTTCCGTGCGGTGCTCTTTGAACGAAAACACCCCGGCCAGCCAGGTGGGCAGGTTGGTGGTCACATTGCGCCGCAGGCTCTCAATGGTCTTGCCACACAGGGCAAAGTTTTGGCCTTGAAAGCGGCACATGGCCCACATGACAAAGCCCACCGTCATGGCCACCGTCTTTCCAGATCGGATGGAGCCGTCACAGATGATGCCGTCATAGTCCCCAAAGCCCGGCCTATTCCACCAGGTCATGGCCAGATTTTGCCGGGGGCTCAATTTCTGGTATCTCATCCGTGTCTATCTCCTCTCTGGTGCTTTCCTCAATCACCTCAAAGATGTTGTTTTCCTGCTCATTGCTGGAGCCGTTGTTGGCATCAAAGACGCCCAGGTGCTTGCCCAGCAGCTCCAGGGCCCGCACCTTGTCATGGAGCTTGATTTCTGTGCCATATTGGCCCTCCTTGATGGAGGCAACGGCCTTTTTCTTTTCCTCCGGCACCTCAGCGGTGGGGGTCAGCCGGACCAGGCCGTTGTGGGTGATGGTTGCAAAGTCGGTGCCGTTGGCAAAGGCGATGGCGGCCAGCTCCTCCAGCACCCGCTCCTGGGTGATTTCCAGCTTGCCCCGGAGCTTTGCCTGGCGCTTTTGGATAGCGGCCTGGATTTCAACTTTTTTCAACAGCCGTTGTCCCATGCTGTACGCTGTCTTTTCGCTGTACCCGGCCCGCTTTGCGGCGGCGGTGGCATTGAGGTCCACCAGGTACTCATCCACAAACCGCTTTTGCTTGTCAGTCAGCTTTGCCACACTCACCACCCCAGAACATAGTAAAAGGCCGCCCTCCCCGCATAGGGGGAAAGCAGCCCAAAAAATCATAGGTGAATGGCGGCAGGGGTCTGGTTTTCAGCTCCGTCACCCTGCCGCCACCCTCAAAGGAGGTAATACCATGATGAGGCATACACCCGCAGTTACATTGTAGCACACTATGTAGCGGACAAAACGGACAACTTGCTTTAGTTCCGTTCCAGATACCGTTGCACAGCTTTTCTGCATCCGTCCTCGGTATTCCCCCCGCCGATGCAGGCGGCCACCTGCCGCCAGGGGAGTCCATTGATAAACCGATAGGTGAAAATCTGCCGGAGGAGGCTGTCATCAATGCTGGAGATGTAGCGCTCCAGGCGGCTCCGCTCATAGAGGCATTGCTGGTGCTTGGCCTCAATAATGCCTCTCAGATCGGCAATCTCCGCCGCATACTCACCCACCTTGTCCTTGACGCCGGGAGTGTGAGGCATCCCGGTGAGGACCTGGGAGCCCGGCAGGGCCTTGACCTCCAGCTCTTGGAGGCGGCGCTTGTCCATCTCAATCTCCCGGTTAAGGTAATAAAGCTGGGACAGTTCTTTTAGGGTCATGTGCTCAGTCCTCCGTTTTCTCTCCAGTCCACACCGGCTGGCAGTTGCCCTCACCCATCATGCACACCTTGGCGCACACCTTGCACGGGTCACCACCGGCCATGACAAAGTGCAGGTCCTTGATGGCCTTGTCCACCGTGCGCCGCAGGTCGGCCAGCTCCTCCAGGTCCTCCCGCGCGTAGGAATGGGCCTCAAGGCTGGCGATGTTCGCCGCCTGGTCCTCAATCTGCCGCTCCAGGGCCTCCATTTTCTGCCGGTCCACCTCATGCTGGATGGTCAGCCGGGCGTTTTCCCGGATGAGCTCATCACAATACACCTGGTCACCGTTCAAAATCACAGTTGGGTTATTCATGCCACACTCTCCTTTACCTTGCGTATTCTGGCCTTGAGGGCCCGCATGACAGCCTCATGGGTGTCTGCCCGGTCCCGTATGGTGGCCATGACATCCTCATCCTCACAGCCCTGCACAATGAGATAATGCACAAACACCTTTTCGTAGGGGGAGCCCTGCCGGTACAGGCGGCAGTTGCCCTGGTCGTTCAGCTCGAAACTCCAGTTTAAGCCATACCATACCACATGGCGGCCACCGGCCTGGAGGTTGAGCCCGTAGGCGCAAGAGGCCGGATGCACCAGCAGCACATCCACCTCTCCGGCGTTCCAGGCATCCTCATCCTCCACGCCCTTATACACCCGGACCCGCAGCTTGTCCGCCCGGCCCCGGTTGTACTTCTCCAGGCGCTCCAGGATGCGGTCCTTGTCGTGCTGGTAGCCGTAGAATGTGAGGCAATGCTCCCCATTGAGTTGCTCCAGCAGCTCCGTGTAGGCCTCCAGCTTGCAGTCATGCACCGGGACCACCTTGCCGTCATTGCCATACACGGCCCCATTGCAGAATTGCAGCAGCTTGCCCACCAGGACCCCGGCGGTGCCCGCCGTGATGATGTCCTCATCCACCTCCAGCAGCAGGTCCCGCTCAAACTGGTCATAGGCCTTTTTGGCCTTGGGGTCCAGCATGACGGGGATTTCATGCTGGATGAAGTCCGGCAGTTGCAGGTAGTCTTCCGCTTTCATGGAGATGCAGATGTCGGAAATGGCACCCAGCACGGCGCTCTCCGCTCCGTCCTTGGCCTTGTAGGAAAAAATCTGGGTCCGGCTCCGCTGGTCCGGGTCAAAGTATCTCTCCCGGTAGGCGGAAAGCGTGGGCCCCAGACGGGCCCCGCCATCCAGGAGGTACACCTGGGCCCATAAGTCAATCAGCCCCTTGGAGGACGGCGTGCCGGTCAGCAGCACCACTTTCTTGATAAACCGCCGGATGCGCTTGGCGGCTTTCCAGCGCTTACTCTGGGAGTTCTTGAAACTGGTGCTTTCATCAAAGACCACCATGTCAAAGGGCCAGGCCTGCTGGTAATAGTCCACCAGCCACTCAAAATTTTCACGGTTGATGACATAGACATCCGCCGGGGTGTTGAGGGCCTTGATGCGCCTGCTGGCGCTCCCCAGAACGGTGACCACCCGGAGGTGCTGGAGGTGGTCCCACTTGGCGGCCTCCTTGCCCCAGGTGGCCTCCGCCACCTTTTTGGGGGCCACCACCAGGACCTTGGCCACCTGCCAGCGGAAATACTTGAGAATATTGACCGCAGACAGGGTGATGACGGTTTTACCCAGCCCCGGCCGGAGAAACAGCCCTACGGCGGGGTCCTCCACCACCCGCTGGATGCAATAGGCCTGGTAGTCATGCGGGATGTACTGCATCGGTGAAAACCTCCCTCAGAAACTCTTTCACGGCGTCCATGCCATAAAGCACCCGGACATCCGCCCCCCGCTTTTCCAGTTCGCTCCTCTGCCACCTCTGCACCTTGGCCAGCCTCCCAATCTCGGTTTTCAGCTCCACATACACCGTCTTGCCAGTGGGGGTGATGACGATGCGGTCAGGCACACCAGGATTGCCGGGGGACACGAATTTATAACACAGGCCGCCGTGCTCTTTCACCTTGCGGACCAGGTAACTCTCAATGCTGCTTTCCCTCAAGTTTTTCAACCTCCAATCTCAGGTGGAACACTTGGAACCTCGCGCGCGTACATATACGCAATCAGGCGGTTTAGAGAGTTTTTATACTCTCTATTTTGTCTATTTAATAATCAATAGAATTAAATGTTCCAATGTTCCGCATACTCAAAAAAGCAAGTGTTTTCAAGGGTTTAGCCCGGAACATTCAGCGGAACATTTAGCGGAACATGACCCGGAACATTGAAACTCCATTTTTAAGATGTTCCGGGCAATGTTCCGCCCCAATGTTCCGGGGTCAAAAGGCCCTCCGGCGGAGAAAGCCCCGCTGTTTTCCGCAGTAGCCAAAGCGCAGAGAGCTCCGGCTTTTCTCCCATTTGGGGCAAGCCTCAATGATGCTGTTGATTTCTGCTGTGTCGGAGTAGCGGATGTCCCGCTGCTTGCCGTCCAGGGCCTCACACCACACCTCCAGGGCACACACCCGGTCCCGGTCCACCAGTTTGACCTCACCCTGCACAGCGCCGCCCCAGAACATGCGGCGGCGGTCCAGCGGCCAGCTCTGCCAGTCCTCCGGCACCTGGCGGTCCAGAAAATCCATGATGATGCCCTCACGGGTGCTTGTTTCCCGGTGCTCCTCCTGCTTTTGCTTGGCGGCCTCCTCCAGCTCTCCTTTGAGGAAAAGAGGCTCTCCGGTCCGCCAGCGGACCACGGCCTCCGCCCATAGCTGGTCAATCTCCTCCGGCAGATCGGACCACACTGTTTTTGTGTGCGGGACCACGCCCACATCCACCGGCCAAAAGCGCCGGTTGCCGGTACGGTCCTGGAGATAGTCGGAGGTGTTGGTGGTGCCGAAGAACACGCAGCACCGGGGCAGCTCCTTGACATGGCGGCCATAGGCGGCCCGGAAACGGTCCGCCCGCAGGGAGAGAAACTGCTTGATGC